GCTGCCGATGCCGCAGTAGCTGCGGCTGATACTACAAATGCCATGATGGTGCTCCTAACAGCAGTTGCTGTTCATATTCTTCAAAGGTAGCAGAGACGAGTTCTTTTTCAATAGCTTCAATCTCTATGTTATCTGTTCTATGTACGGTGATAAAAATTACATCTGTTTCTGCATACCCTAAGCGTTTAACACCCGGTTTGTCTACCATGATGTGGCCTTCAGAAATAATGTAAGATTCAGTTCCGTTAGTGATTCTTATTCTGCCTTTAGCTAAAATAGCAATGCTTTCAAAATTGTGTATCTTCCCTGTCAATATAGTCCCTGCAGGTATAAACATACTCCTTGCATAAACACCATCTATTTGATAATGCTCTATGGGTAACTCTACTTGCGGCATTTGCAGTAGTTCTTGTTCAATGCGCAGTATTTCAGGCATCGTTCCAAGTTCAGCTAAGTTACTCATTATAACCCTTATGTATTGTTTCTAGTTACTCATTATAACGCTTATGTATTGTTTTTACAGAGTTTATCATTAATAAAGTGCAGATACGAATGTTGATGTTAAAATAATTGAAGGCGATGCAGGGTGAGCTGGAGATACACCCGGAGGATATGTTGCAGCAACAGTATTACCTGAATCAGAGCTCATCATTAACTGCACATAATCTCCTGCGTTTATAGGTATAACAAGGTTCCATGAAACAATCGCAGCGCCAGCAACACCTGCATGAATAGTTGGTATACTAATGATCCCAGCACTATTAGGTATGTCCACACCGTTTTGTTTAAACCACATTGTTACATTATCAATCGTATTAGAAAAAGATATCAACTGAGCACTAAACTGTATGTTGTAATACCCCGGAAATTCGTAAACTACTTTTGTATTATCTGTAGGGTCTAGTGTAACTTGATTACTAACATCGGTAGATGTCATAGCTACTGTTAGCGGACTTGTCGGCGATGGTACTGGTTGTGCTTCTGATACATATGCACCAGCCGTATGGGACGTGTTAGTCGAACCATATACGCCACGAGTAATACCTGTAAATGTTGTTGATGTTTTTCCTGTATAACCAATTAACTCAGTTCCAATTATTAACGCCCCTGCTGACAAAAACAACGCAGTGCTTGTCACTTGGATAGGAGCTGTAGAGACGTTGCTCATGTTTGCAGTTAGCGTGGTAACACCGTTCTGATGAAAGGCCCCATTAGGGAACCTTAGGTATGCTCCGCCTACATTGCCGCTTAGAGAAGCAAGTGCATTGTCTATCTGATTAAAATAAAGCCGCAAAATATTGTTTAACATATCCGCATACTGCTTACTATACTCAGGTGGAGCAATAGATAAGTTAGGGGCTTTAGATGTAACTAGAGGAGCTATAACTGTCATAAAAGTCCTTTAAAAATTACTATACACGTCATCTACGTCCATCAGGACGCACGTCATACCTAGGATTACCTAGCTGCCAAGCAACACCTAATGAATCAGACTCAATTCTAAAGCTCATCTGTCTACCGCGTAGCCTTGTGTAAACCTGTCCTGTAAACTGTTGTACTACGTACACGCTTGAGTTAGGTGGGTAAGGAGGAGCGTAGTTGTCCGCACTTGTTACTAAAGGCGCATCTGCTGTACCATATGGTGCACCGGAATTTTGTCTAGGAACTATAGTGATAGTTACATGGGGATTATTAACAGCCGATCCGTTAAAGTTTACGTCAGGGAGCATACGCCATACAAAACCAAAGCTTTGACCATCTTCAATATCAAAGTCGGAAGACTGCACATAAGCGGCAATAGGCTCAGTGGTAAGCCCTGCATTATCATCTACAGAAGACTCGTGATAAAGCATACGGTTATTATAATCTGCAGCTATAGGATATGGACGTATACCTGAATCTAACCACGCAGACCGAGCCATACTGCCTGAATACCACACATTGTCTAAGTAGTTATAAATTACATAGCGATCAACTACAGTTGTATCTTCAGAGCAATAAAACCACCACACTTCGTTATAACCTGAGTTACCTCCAGCAAATACCTGATAGCCTTGGTCTGAGTTAAGGTCTTCAAATACGTATTGTTTTAATGTGCAGTTAAGAGTAGATACTGTACCGTTATAGACATAAAACTTATCAAGCCCCATCCAGTACGTAGCGTTGTTTACAGTAATAGCTGCGTTAGGAGATATGATAGAGATGTTATCCATTAACACATCAAATTTATACACGTATGGAGGACCTAAATACTGCATAGTATAAAGACAGGAGTCTGTCCAAATTAAGTTCTCTTGCCGAGTTATTTCCGCTGCGACAATATATGACCCATGTGTAAGTCTAAACTCACCAGACTGGTTAGTGATAGTAGGCACCCAATCATAAGGAAGAGCTTGATCTGACCAACGTACAAGCATAGGATCAAACGCAGTAGTTGGCGAAGCCGGATAAGCTGCATAAGAATTTGCTCCAAAAGCTATAACAAATCGTTGTAAAGCTGAAGCAAGTATTTGATTAGTAGCAATAGGAACATATGAGCCATACGGAACAGTGTAACCGCTTTCAGGAGTATTCCCCAACGCTGCTGTAGATAAATCAGATAAAAGCTGTGCTCTAGCACCAACTCCTGTTATATCCTGCCAATAATATATAGCGCCGCCACGAGGTGCAATAACAAGGTCTTGTCCATAGTTATCATTAGACCAAAGACGTAACTGTTCACCTATACCTGTAATATATGCAGAGTCCCAACCATGTGCAATTTCAGAGTTTTTAGAGACAACAACCGTACCACCTGATGCTGCTGTAGAAGATGTAGTATAAGTTAGAGAGCCTATTACAGTAGATATAGTGTAAGTGTTTAAACCAGTGACAGTTACTTGAAAAGCTTTTTGTAAGACCAGTCTGTTTATACCGCAAGGATTAGAAGCAATACTATTAAAGTATACGTAATCTCCGGTAGTTAAGCCGTGAGCTGTTTGAGCAACTGTTAGTACAGATATGCCCGTACCTGTAGCAGTAAATGGATTTGTAAGTGTAGTAGATATATAAGGAGCATAAGGTCCTGCACCCCAACCTGTGCCTATAACATATACATCTAACCCGGTAATAATTTGAAATACTGCTGTTATAGCTGCACCACCACCTGTTACAGCACTTGTGGCATTGGTGCTTACAACAAAACTAAAGGTGTTAGAATCAATAAAGGTTATCTGCTGTTCACCATTTAATTCAGATGCAGGTATGCCGCCTACAGCAGTAGCTCCAGAAAAGGTAACAAAATCATTTTGTGTTGCGCCATGCGCAATAATAGTTACTCTAACTACATTAGCCGTTCCTACAGTTGTGTTTGTAGTAAAGCAGTTGTTAGTAGCTGGAGAAGTAAACGTAGCTCTAATAGGGGTGATATCATTATAGTCACCACCACGTTCCACGTAGTATTTAAGATTAGTACCTACACCTAAATAATTAGAGCCGTCAAAGTCAATCCAATTCCATAAAGACCTTGCAACACCTTGGTAAGTAGAGTTAGAGAGCCGTGACCATCCGCCTATTTTTTCAGGATTACCAGAACGAAAGCGTATCTTATCCCCATCGTACCAACCGCCTTCGTTAGAATAATTAGTTCCCTCTCTATTTAGCCCCGGTCTTAATACTAACTTCTGTAATGGCATAGTCTATCCTATTAATGTTTTAGCTGTTATATCAACAGCATTAGTACGTGCTAACCAACCCTTACCGTATATAGGAAACGAGGGAAGACCTCTATAAAATGCTTCTTTAGCTTGTGTGTACTTATTAATAAGTTCTTTACCGCTTGCAGCTTTCACTGCTTGTAATGTCTTTGGACCTATAGCGCCATCCGCTGTTACGCCTACGGCTGTTTGTAGTGTTTTTATCGCACGTCCGGCCCCTGCATTGATAGCAAAATCAAAAGCAAGATAGTCAATACCACTGGGTAGATCATCGCCATATACAGCATCCCAATATTTGTGTTTATAAAATGGAGCAACCTTTTCAGGTGTTAAAGCTTTCATGTCAGCTGTGCTGACTTTGTGCCCTACATAAGCTTCCCATACCGCTTGAGTTACACCTAAATTAGTACAGCCTTTTCTACCGTCAGGTAACTTATTACCATTGTCTCTAGGGTCATCTTGAAACCCACCTTCACTTTTAAGAATATGGTCTAAAGCTGCTTTATAATTAGTTTCCATTTAACAGACCTTGTTGTACCTGCGCTAATAATATTTGCTGACTTGTTTGATTAGCCGCCGTCATTTCGTTTCTAAATGATTCAACCGCTGCACTGGTGCTACGTTGTTGCATGGAGTTTTCAATCATTAGCATTGGCATCCAACTCATAGCGCAACCATGTTCATCTAGCATTTCACCTGTATTAGGATTAGTACCAGACAACTTTGTGTACCATGCACAACGATGGATTGCATCGCCTTTTATTTCTTCACACTTTGCAACTAATGGGCATATTAAGACTGTTTTAATTTCCATTAATTTTTAGAACAAATAATCATATCAATATATCTTGGAGTCCAACCTACACCCGTTGTTGTTGAGTTTGTACCTGATGGTGTACCTGCAGATACTGATGATATATTTGCATAGCTAACGGCTGTAGCTGCATTTTGGGTAAGACTATATCTTGGATCACCACCAGTGCCAGCATAAGCAATATTTGACCCAGAAATCCCCCCAACAGCATGTGCATGACCACTATCTGCGTGACTATGTGCGCCTAGTGCATTACCAGCAAATGTATGAGTATGCGCCACCATTGTGGTATTGTTTATTATTGGCGAATCAGAACCGCCTATGCCATTACCTGCTGTATTAACAACTCTTAACATACGGTTTGTAGCATTGTCTGTAGCATCTTGCGTCCAACCTGTAGGCGCTGCTGCTTGAGCAAAAGGGACTCGTGTCCCTGCGGGCATTTGCGCCCAAGTGCCATTTAATGCTGTAGCGTTAGTTGCATTAGTTGCGTTGCCTACAGTTAAACTTGTAGCTGTACCTGTTATATTAGTACCTACAAGAGTAGTTGGTGTCCCTAAGTTTGGAGTAACTAAAGTAGGGCTTGTTGCAAATACAGCAGAACCTGACCCTGTTTCATCACTTAGAGCAGTTGCTAATTGTGCAGAAGTAATAGGTCCGAATGATATAGTATTTGTAGCCCCTACAACACCAACCGAGATACCAGTTCCTGCCGCTACTAAAGTTTGTGTTAAAGCTAAATTAAAGTTAGTACCATCGCAGTATACAGCACTTGTAACACCATTAGGTATAGAAACACTTGCTCCACTAGGTGCTCTAACATTAATAGCAAAGCCGCCAGTTGTGTTATTTTTTACGATGTAAGTCTTGGTGACTAATGGGGCAATAATATCTCTAGCTGCAGTGTTAGTGCCGCTTACTACAAGAACTGCTTTACGGGCTTCGTCTGACACACCGTTGTAGTTAGATAAAGTGTAGTTTGCATCAACCATCGTTATAGCTTGAACACCTGCTATAGATTGCTCTAAAAGAGTGCCGAGGTTGTTGTTTGTAGTTGTACCCCACACACCAGACTGTTCACCAGAACCGGGAAGCTCTATGCGTAACGAGGGAGAATAAGTACTTGGCATAAAAGTTATCCTTTATTAAATGGTTATACAACCCACGGTAATGGTTGTGGAGTTGGGATTACACTAGGGTTTAGTGTGCTTGTTATTTGAGCTTGTATAGCGGTTTCAGCATTGGCAATACCTTCTACACCTAATGTGGCTTTCACCCACCCTATAACTTCATCTTCAGTTAAATCTTTATACGGGGTATATCCTTGCCCCTGAGTTAATGTAAATTGAGTGCTGCTGTGTAACGATCCTTGTACTCCCAATTCATTTATACCTATTAGCGTCCATTGTGCTAGTACAACTACTTCCAGTCTGTTATCAACTTTAGGTACTGTTGATAGGCTTGTTATAGACCATGTGTAAGTTATCATAAATATATTTTATTGAATGTCATTTACTGGCACCCAATTTGGGTTTTGATTATCGTTAACGAGTGTCCACATATTTGTTTGTGTGTCATTTACAGGAACCCATGTAACTGTTTGATTGTCATTTATTTTAAACCATCCTCTAGCAAATTGATAGTCTGTTAATGTAATTAAGTCTGTACACACCACATTAAATTGTGCTAATACCGCTTCAACAGTTGTTATGACCAATACATCAGAAGTTGCACCTAAGAAAGCAAACTGTGAAACATTAGTATCGGTTAGTGTTTGAGGCTCTACAATACTTACTACATATTGAAATCCACCAACTTCCGTATCTGTTAAAGTTATAGTATTGGTTTGTGCACCTACAAATCCTGCAATAACATCTTCCAATGTACTTAGTGTTACAGCACTGCTGTTTTCAGTTACAGGAAAGTTTTGAGAAACTACTTCAAGCGAAGTTAAAGTTTGAATATCGGTTTGATCTGCTACAAACGCTGCGAGTACAGATTGAGCGTCTGTTAAAGTTTGAGTGTTGGTTTGTGCCGCTATGAACGCCGCAAGTACAGATTGAGTATCGGTTAAAGTTTGAGTACTAGCAGTCTCGCTTACAGCAATATCTCTTATAACAGATTGAGTATCTGTTAAAGTCTCAGTCTCGTTTACAATGACGCCATAAAACGCACCCCCTAAAGAGGCGTAAGGAGACTGAGCAAATGTGGTTATCCCAAACATTATTTAGCTATCCCACAGTTATTATCTACTACAAACTTTTGGCATAGTATAGCATACGCACTTATTTTGTCTGCTCGGTAGGCTTCAGACTTGAGAAATCCTGTAAGTTCTTCTGAAAGTTCGGATCTATCTTCATCGGCTCCAACAAGGGTGTTGGAATTATTACTTGTTGTTGCGGTGCAACTACTACTTTTCCTGCCGTTGTCGTACATCCGCACAGACTTAAAAGAATCACGTTGACTATTAATTGCGTTGATTGCTGAAACATTAGCGTCCTCCAATTCTTTATTAAGCTTCAAAGCTTCTTCGTGTGCCGTATCCGCTTCTTTAGTAAGCGCCGCGAGTTGCAGTTCTGCTTCTCTATTTTGTGCAGCAATGCTGTCAGACATATGCTGAATTTTTGCTTGTGATACTTTATAAGCAACGCCATAGCCTGATGCAAAACTTGCGATAATAATACCAACGAATAAGTATGGCATCAGTCTTTCAACATCACGCCGAGCCCACCAGCAACGCCACTAGCAAGAATTAAAAGCTGATCTATGGGTTTACCCAAGAATATAAATACAGTACCTATTAGAGCAGTAACTACCCAAATAAGACCGCGTTTAGTTGAAGCCTCGGACCAGTCTATATTCATATTACTCAGCAACCTCTTCTTTAGGTAATGCCTCAACTTGAGGCACAGCTTGTGCTTTTATTTTCTCAACTAACTCAGCTACTTGAACGTAAGGTGCTTGACCCAATGCTTGTAGGATTAAGTTTATTTCTTGTACTGTTAAATTTAAGTTAATCATTAGGCTACCCAAGGTAATGGTGGTGTTACGATTGTTGGATTTATTTGAGCTTCAATTTGAGATGCTACGTTTGCTTCATAGGATGCTACTTGCTCTTCACCTAATGCTGCTTGTGTCCAAGCAATGACTTCATCTAAAGTTAAGTCTGCATAAGGTGTATAGTCAGGCTTATCAGGATCAACTTCAAAAGATGCTGTGCCGTACACTGAACCTGTATAAGTTCCATCTGTAGCAGTTAAAGTCCAATGTGAAGTTACAACGTAATCAAGCATACCGTTGACATCTGGTTTGCAGTTCATCGCTACGATATTCCAAGTGTTTGTAATCATTTTATTTAGCCTCTAGTGCGGTGAGTCTTGCGGTTAAGGCTTCGATTGTTGCGAGTGCTTTTTGCAAAGACAGAACAGTTACTGCCAACACAGAACGATCATAGTAGCCCCAAGGTTTTCCTTCTTCAGGTGCGGGCGCCGCTTCTGGGCCAATGGCAGCGTTTACATTTTGAGCATAAAAACCTAGTTGCCTATCAGTACCAAATATGGGTGCTTTTTCATCGTTGTAGTACCAATATCCCGGTTCAAGATTTTTGAGCATGGAATCAGCATCAACGGGAACACCGTCTTTTATTTTCCAAGTTTCATCTGAAACAGAACTAATAACCCCTGCTGCTGAAAATGTAGCTGCCCCTGCGCCATAAGCGTTCATAGTAACAATGCCGCTGGAGTCGATGCGCATACGTTCTGCGCCGTTGGTGTAAAAAGTTTGAACAGCGGCGGCAGGGACAGAAGAATGTCTAAATTCAGTTACAGATGCTGTTATTGTTGAGTGTTGAGTAGACCCGTTATTGGCATAAAAATACATAGCCCCCAAGCTGTCTGAGGAGCGTCCGTTAATGGCTATTGCTAAACTTGACGAAGCAGATACAACATTTAAAGGACTTGATGGCGAACTCGTCCCAATCCCCACGTTTCCTGAAGCATCTTTATAAACCTGACCTGAGCCTATGTTCAGTATGCCCGAACTGTCGGTGATTAGTGTTGCTGTAACCACTGGCAAAGTTAAGACTGTACTTCCTGCGACTGCTGGTGCTTGGAGTGTGATTGAACCGCTCGTATCCCCAGCCACTGTAATCGCACTCATAACTGTGATGCTCCTATAAACATTTGATCTATCTCAGCATCACTTTTGCCGAGGATTGACAACACTTGTTCTACCAGCGGATTATTACGCTCAACAACGGTTGAATATTCCCACCATATTTTATATTCAGGTGTAGACATAGCAGCTTCAATATCATCAAGTAAACCATCCGCTAAGAGTGCTAAACGAGCTTGTCGCATTGATATGTCAGGTATGACTACAGGTGGTATGTCCGCAGGTTCTGGTGTGTTGCCTTCTTCAAGCCAGATACTATATTGCGCATAATCTGTATTGGCTGGATCGTTAGGGATACAAGCGTTATCTTCTATGCGGATTATTGATGTGTTGTTAGTTAGTTTGTACATTTCTTATAGCTCCGCAGAAAAATTAAAGCCGTTTGCAGTACCGTTTAGGTAGTAAAAACAATCCCCCGCAGTAGCGCTATCTGCATAAAATGTTACATAGTCCGTTGTAAAGCATGATGGTGTTGTTGGCCCTGCACCACCGGATGTGTTTGTTTGAGTCCACGACCCTACTTGTGTAGCCGTAGGGGCAGCGCGCATAGACTGCGGAAATTTAATATTAAGACCTGGGCCTTGACCTGCCGCACTAGCGTTATTTCTAGCAAGGAAAGATGGCGTTGCCGCAGTTCCCCGCAGAGGCCAGTAATACCTCTGACAAAAAGCAAATTCAGTTCCATAAGGTCTATAGTCAAAGCTAGTAGCAGTAGAGCCTTTTTCTAGTTGGACACCTGTGATGTAGAATGTTGCACCTGATGTGCCTACTACTGATGTTGCGCCTGTTACGGAGTCATATCTACCAGTAGTCCATGCTCCAGCAGTTCCGCTTACTGTTGAGCCAGCGCCCAAAGAAAAATTAACGTAAAGACCAATACCATTAGTTGTCAGCCATGTACCTGACATATCTCCAGCAATAGTGACTGTCTTTTGTTCCCAAGTATTTGCAGATGAAATTGTGTAGCTAAATGGATAACTTCTATTAACAGCACTGTTATAAATTGCTCCGCCAAACGTGCCAGTTAAACTTGAACGAACCCAGAATGATAAAGTAACCGTTGCTGCACCAGTAGCGCCCCAACCCAAGTCAGAAACATTAAAGCCCTCAATAGGTTGATAAAAATTAAATTGTTCAGCCGCACCAACAGAGTACGCAGACGATGAAGTAAAGCCTAAATAGTTTTTAAAACCTGTTGGTGGTGTGACAGAACCAGCGTTTTGTTGCCATGTACCTTTAGATGCAGCAGCACCAAAATATGCAAATCTATCAACTGTGTAGCCATTGCCTGTAGAACTCGCCCCAGCATTACGCTGGTCTATGACCATGCCTCCGTTGATAATTCTGTTTTTGAAGCCGAAGGTGTTGGGCGTGTTTAATGACCCTGTGATCGTTTCATTTGGTGATGTAATTCCACTTGTTCCATCTAGTACGATCATACTAATTTTCCTTTAGGATATTTACCTTTTACTGCTTGGCAAGCATCAATATAGGCTTGAACTTGAGCATCATCACCCTTAACAATTCCATCTAAATAATCTGTAATAGGGGGATATTCTAAAGCACGGGTACGTTGGTAATCTTTGGCATCATAGTCTGCTTGTAGTCTTATTAATTCAGCATCAATCTGAACATCTGTCACTGGAGATTTTGTTGGATTATGCCACTCAACTTCATCACCACGAATGACTACTTCTGCATTAGGAACTAACGATAATATTGCATCTATTTTTCTAGGGGGCATCATCCTGCAATCTCCATTAACACTATTGATGAAATACCTGCAGTATCACGTTGTACATCTGTAGCTACACCTGAGCTACTAAATGTAGTTTTATATACCGTTGCTGATGTAGTAGCTGGAGAATCTAAATAAACTCCACTAATTGTCGTACCTACATATGTTACAACTGATGTATACCCAACTACATAGCCAAACATACTTAAATTAACACCTGCTCTATTAATATAAAAATTAGCCCCAAGATTAGCCGAATTTCCTTTAAATACACCTGCTTGACTTACCATTACTAGGATTTTACTTGATGTACTTGATGGCGTAATGGTAGCTGTTAGACCTGTATCAATAATTGTACTTGTTGATGACGTAACCTGTGTTCCATATAGGGCATTTACAACCTGTAGAACAGAACCTGTTTGGTTAAGTATTGGTCTACCTGAGCTATTTTGTATTGCTGTTCCTGCGGCAGATAATTTTACATTCTGCGAGGCATCTATGGTTAGTGCGGTTGTGCCACCTGTTTGAAGGGCCAAGACACCTGAAGCATCGCCTGAAGCATCAATACCACCTACGCCTGTTGTTTTTGCATTTATTGTAGAAGCCATACTATAAAATCATCCATCTTGAGCCTGAAGGAATTGTAACCACCGCACCACTTGCAACAGTCATAGGTCCGGTTGCTGTAGCGTTATATCCAGTGGGTATTGTGTAAGAAGTAGAAACTGTTTTGTTGTTTAGCACTAAGCCATTAGAGGCAGCTACTTGAGGTACATAGGCAGTTAATGTTTGGTCTTGATGTACAGAACGTTCAGATGGATAAGTACAAAATACGTCTTTAGTCCCTGCTGGAAATACAACTAAAGCCCCTGCGTTTGATGATGACAAGACAGTTGTACGAGCAAGTGTTGTACCTGATGCAGTGTAAGTGCCTAAGCCTACTTCCCAGTTAGAGCCACCTTGATCCGCAATACAATAATAGGTCGTGTTACCGTTACCAATAACCGCAAAGGACTGATAGCCTAATGCTGCGCCCAATAGAGTTGCAGTTCCTGTTCCTACTATAGTAGTTGTTTCTTTAACCCTGTCATTAAGTGCAAGAGCCATAAGTAGCTCCTATTATGCCGCAGTTGCAGTATAAGTTACAGATAATGTATCACCTGACGTTACAGTTTTAGACCCTGCAGTAAAATCACCAGCTGAGAACAAAGTGCCTGTAGTGTTATCAATAGTAGCAGAACCGCCAATGTTAATAAAACAACCTGCAACTGTACCTGAACCCGACATTGTAAATACAACCGGAGTAGAAGTAGTTTTAGCCCCTGCTGATGCAGCACTAAATACAGGTGTTTTACGAGATCCTGAATATGTAGGAGCGTTAGCAAGACCCACTTCTAGCCAAGTATGTGATGCTTGAGTATCGGTTACAGCGGCGGTGCCTGTACCTTTAAGGCCCATAACAACAGCACCACCAGCTACGTTACCTAACACGGTATCCATAGTAAAGTTCTTACCGACTGTAGTAACTAAGTTACCAATCACATCAACCCATTTGATATCACCAAATTTATCATGACAAACAATTTGGTATGTGCCGTGTAAGCTCATAGACTCATCATAACTTGCGCCTCTATCTATAGAAGCTGAGCAGGTATCTCCTACTTGTGTTGTTTCAATATGCATTTTAATTCCTCTAAGAAATTCTAATTACAGCAGTTGTTGCTGTAGCTGGTGGAAAGGTTACTGTAAATGTACCTGATGCAGTCTTGTCGGAACCAAAGTCTAAAACAGCTACAGCGGCATTAGTTGTACTATTATATATCAAAGCGCCACGACATAAAAAACTAGATGCTGTCCATGTCACATCATCAAAAGATATATAGGCAGTTGAGCCACTACTTGCAGGTGCTATAGGGGTTAATATTTTACCCCCTGCTGTATACCCAGCTCCTACAATCTCATTAGAAGTAGTATATATCAGTGTATCTGAATTTAACTCAGCATTAGCTGTATATAAAGCTATTTTATAAACTTGAGTTGTACCTGTAGCAAAGTTCTCTAGCCCACTTAATAGGTTCTTTTTAAATATTGTAGTTTGCCCTTGAACTATCATAAGCCGCTATAAGGTATTTTAGTTTGATTGTTTCTATATGCGTCACCACGTTCTAAACCATCTCCAAGACGTTTCAGTTGTGCTAAGGCTTCTTGATACTTTTGTTCATAGTAGCCAACCATATCAGCTTCGCCTTTCATAAAGATCATTGCCTCACGCATAGCACCGTAGAACAATACAGGATCATAATTATCACCTAACCAGCTAGTGCCAGATGCTGTAGTGCTTATAGACTCAGGCATGTAGTAATAATGTAGTTCAACTGTATAATTGGCATCAGGTGTAGGTGTTAACAACAATGACAACTCATTGGGGTAGGTTAATTGTGGGCCAAATATAGCGTAATACTTAGGCAGACCTGTAGCGCTTGGGTTAGGATAAGCTTCACGAATAAAACTTACATCTTTATCAATAAGATAATTATACGAACCTGAAGCACTAATTGCCGCAAGTGAATATACAGCCATAAAGTCGTCAGGACAAGACAAATAAGGATTGTTGATCGTCACAGTACCTGTAACATTTTTTCTAAGTACTGGAATCTGTACACTGTTATATATGCGCAGTTCTGCTTGACTTACGAACAGCGGTATATTAGAGACAAACAACTGCTCAGTATTTTCAGAATACGCCTGTATAGCTTGAACTAACGCAGCATAATTCATTGTTTATGCCATTGGACCGCGAGCTTGAGTGCCTTTTATAGCAGCACCTGTGCCTCGTATTTTAATACCAGCAGTCTTTACATCTTTTACAGGAGTTCCTGCATCAGGAAGGTTAGGTACTTTTACTGGTTTAATTTGTGGATACTTGTCAGATAAAATGCTCATATTATTCTCTATGTTATAGTTACTGAACTAACTTGCCCTATTGCAACTAAGGCATTAGGGGTTAAAACTGCGTCAAACTGTGAAGCTCCACCTACAGGTGCCCAGCCCCATTCGAATATCCTAGACCCACCAGAAGGTA